CGACATACCAGCCAGTGAGAAAATGCAGGGAATGAACGGAAGTGCGGTTGTTGGTTCGGGTGGTCAGCATACCGAGGCGGTTGAATCTGGCGATTAGCTTGCCGACCGTCTTACGGTTGCAGTCCAAAAACTCCGCAAGCTCCACATCGGAAGCCGCCACCTGTCCCACCTCCAGCACAATATCAATGCCCTTGATTTTATAGGCGGTTCTTGTCCGCACAGCACCATTCATCAGACGGAAGAGGCACTTTTGCCTGAGAGGGGAAAACCTGCCTTCCAAAAGAAAATCCCACTGTCCGGCAGAAAGGATGGTGCAATAGTGTATGTTCTGTATCTCGTTGCTCATGGTCTGTGACATTATGGTGCTACTGCGGACATCCGGCTGTTGCCGTCCGTCAACGCTCCCGGCTTGCGTTTCTTGCCGTTGCGCAGTTCTTCAAGCCGTCTTTCAATATCACTCTCGTTGGCTACTCCCGATGTGCCTCCTTGTTTGATCCAAGCGATGACTTCATCCTCGAAGAAGTAGAGTTTGTTGCCCCTTTTGTGATACGGGATGCGCTTGTCGGAGGTCATGGCATAGATGGTGGAAGCCGATTTGCCGAGAAGTGCCGCGACTTCATTAAGGGTGAGAAGGGTGCGACACTCGCCATGCTGCTGAGGTGTCATGCCGAGCACTTTCTCCACCTTGTCGGTGAGCAGCCCCACCTTTTCGATCAGCATGGAGACCGCCTGCGGCAGTTGTTCAAATGTTATGTTGTTCATATACTGTTGTGTGTTTATTGCTGTTTGAGTGTAATCTGTTCGGATGCCTTGCGCTTCAGGTCGCTCACGACATCGACATACATTTGTGTGTAAAGTTACAACACTTTGCAATACCCAGTAAAATAACAAGTTAGGCAAATTCCACTTAAGTGGGTTAATCTGATTTTAACACACATTAACGCAAAATCATCTGCAAAGATAGCAAAAAAATAAGCTGACCCCGATGGTGGAATCAGCTTTTTGTGCGGTGTCGGACACTTCACGACCGCATTCGGGGCAGGTAGTCAATGCCATAGTCTTTTTGTTTTGTTGCAC